GGATGCGTGCGAGCAATTGATATTGACGCTCGGCTTTCTGACGACAAAGGGCTTTCAGCATATTTGGCAGATCAAATTCGATCATACGGGAAAACCAATGGTCGCATCAGTTATGTAATCCATCAGTCAAAAATTGCATCACCGATTCTTGGATGGCGTTGGCGTAAATATAAGGGCAATCCTCACAACCATCACATCCATGTTAGTTTCAAGAAAGATCAAGATAAAAATTCTGAGTTTTTTCATATCCCACTACTAGGAGGCAAAGCATGAAACTATCAAACAAACACAAGGCAGCAATTAAGTCATATTTAAGAGCTGTGGCTGCTTCCGGTATAACTGTGCTATTGGCAATTGTTGCTGACATCCGACCAGAGTTTGCAATCCTTGCTGGAGCATTGGTTGCACCTCTTGCCAAAGCATTAGATCCAAAGTCCGGCAAAGAAGCCGATTATGGACTTAATGCGAAATGACAGCCAACGAATGGGTTGGTATAGCCGTTGGCGTATCCGCCGTATCTACAAGTTTGTTAGTGGGTCTGCGTTGGGTTATTAAGTCTTACTTGGCTGAATTGAAACCAAATGGAGGCTCATCAATTAAAGATCAGATTAATCGACTTGAACAGCGTGTCGATGATCTGTTTGTCTTAATCAGTAAGCGATAATTTTAATTATGGCGAACACACGAAAACCTATCAAACGCAAAAAGATCAATCGTCGAGTCGTTCGCCAATCTCCTGAACCATTATCAAAGATCGATCAGCATTACACCGCTCTGCACGAATGCTATAAAGCAGCTAGAAAAGCAGGATTCACACCTGAGCACGCTTTTTGGTTGATGACTGAACACAAGACATTCCCTGATTGGATTGTGGGCGATGGTGGGATCATCCCATCCATAGATCCAACTGATGATGAGGATGACGATTAAGCGATACCTGGTAATTAGCGATCTACAGATCCCATACCACCATGAAGTAGCAGTCAAGAATGTAATTAAGTTAGCCAAGCGAGAGAGGTTCGATAGTGTCCTTTGCGTTGGCGATGAAATCGATTTTCAAACAATTAGCCGATGGGCTGAAAAAACACCTTTGGCTTATCAACAAACTTTGGATGATGACCGCACAGCTACTCAAGAAATCCTTTGGGCTCTCACAGAGCACAGCAGAGAAGCTCATATTATCCGCAGTAATCATACTGATCGCTTATATAACACTCTGCTAAAAGTTCCGGGAATGATTTCACTTCCCGAGTTGCAGTATTCCAAGTTTATGGATTTTGATTCTATGGGCATTACCTTTCATAAAACATTTTATGAATTTGAAAAGGGCTGGATCTTGGCTCATGGCGATGAAGGCAACATGAACCCCAACGCTGGACAGACTGCCCTGAATCTTGCCAAAAAGGCAGGAAAGAGCGTGGTTTGTGGTCATACCCATAGGCTAGGTATGTCTGCCTACTCAGAGGGGCTCTACGGGGCTTACAGACCCCTTTACGGGGTTGAAACAGGCAACCTTATGAACAGGGCAAAAGCGTCGTATACTAAGGGCTTGGCTAATTGGCAAATGGGCATAGTTTTAATGGAATGGGATGGCAAGAATATGAGCGTGCAAATGATCCCAATCAACAAAGATGGCAGTTTCACAGCTCTTGGAAAGTCTTATGGAGTGTGAAACAGAATATCAGCCTCGCACGATTGATGATCATATCGATGCAATTGAGGCTCTTGGCTTTATCTAATCGTTATAAAACACGCCGTAAATCAGATAGATAAAAGGCTTGATTTAGGTCAAACTTTATGTATTCACAGAGATACTGTGGATATGTAGGGAGCGACATGTTACTAGATATAAGTAATCGAGGCACAGCCTTAAATTATGCACAGCGTGGATGGGCTGTTTTGCCATTATTACCACGCAAGAAAGATCCGCACTTTGACTTGGCTCAAAGGGCTTACTTATCAGCTACAACCGACCACAATCTTATCAACTTTTGGTTTGATTTTGATGACAACATCAACATTGGAATTGCCTGTTATCAATCAGGCTTGGTTGTGTTTGATATTGATTACCGCAATGGCGGTGAATTGCTTTCAGAGTTTGAGCCAACATATACAGTTCAAACTGGTGATGGCTTGCACCTTTACTACACAGCTGCAAAATCTGATGTATTTAAGGGCAAGTTAGTTGATGGAATTGACATTAAGTGGAAGGGTTATGTTGCAACCGCACCATCAATCCATCCGTCAGGAGCAACATATAAAGTAATCGATGACCGAAATCCGGTTGCGATGCCTAAACAAATAAGGGAGTGGGCAACGAAATGAAAATCAATGGAATAACTATTTTATGGTTTATGATAGCAACGGGCTTATTAGCCTATGCAGTTAGTTTATGGAAAACTGAAATATACAATCGGGGTTATTGGTCTGGGCGTGCAACGGGCTGGGATATGCACCGCAGAATGATTACCATCAAACAGCAGTCAGATGAAGTCTTTGATTATGACAAAAACTGAGCAGCTCTTTGATGAAGCCATCACGACTATCCAGTCAAGAGGTGTCGTGTATGGGCATCCTTACTACAACATGGAGCGAATCTCAAAGCTGGTCAGTTCGTATTTGGAATACCCAGTCATGCCTCATGACATCTGTATCTTTAACATCTTGCAAAAGATTAGTCGTTTGCAGGAAAGCCCAGGGCATCACGACAGTCTTGTGGACATTGCAGCATACATCGGTATTTACAAAACAGTTTATGATGCCGAAATCGACAGCGACTTCAAAAAAGGAGATGATCTCTAATGGCATTTAATCTTGAGGATTACGAGGATGTGGCTACTTTGAACAAGTGGCTGATTAGCAATTACCCAATGTTTAGATCCGATTTATCGGTGATAAGCCATGATCCTGAAAAGGGTTTTATTCTGATCCAAGCAACACTCTGGAGAGATAGTAAAGATGCTGCTCCGGCGGTTTCCAATGTGGCATTTGGATCAAGGGAAACTTATATTCAAAACATGAAAAAGTTTTATGTTGAGGATACTGCTACAAGTGCATTAGGTAGAGCAATCATTCTACTTAAAGGATCTGATAAAACTGCTACCAAGGATGACATGCGAAAGGTTGAAAGCAATCCATCATTCAAGGAGAAGCTAGAAAACCGGCAAAATATGTATGGCAAACCCGGAAGCAAGTCAGCACAAATCGAAACAATTCTAAGAGATAGTTTTGCAGCTGATAAGAAAGAGCCTGAACCTGTTGCTTGGTCTGTTGGTGATGTTGTAGATCAGATTGGATCATCAATACCTAATGAGCCACCTGCATGCCAGCATGGTCATATCTTGAAAGAAGGAATCTCTAAAGGAGGTAAGCCTTACTATGGTTATGTTTGTAAAGCAAAAGAATGTGCGCCTAATTGGGCAACACTTACCGCTAATGGAAAATGGTATTTCAAAGGAGGTGAATAAATGGGTGAATTACAAATTATCGATGGCTCCGGCTTAACTGCCACCTTTACAGATGACGGAGTAAAAGTAGAGCCATCAGTTGTGACTTGCGATCTATGCAACGATGACAGATTACTTCATGAGGGCGATCTGCTTCGATGCTATTCCTGCCACGCAATAAACCGAATTCCTTATCATGCCTAATTACGATTACATGTGCGATGGTGAGGGGTCATTGATTGTATTGGATTTACCAATGGATCATAAAATCCCTCATTGTCAAGTATGCAATGCGCCTTTAAGGCGTGTGTTTACAGCTGTGCCAACGATCTTTAAGGGAACTGGATGGGCTGGCAAAGATGGTTAATTTTAGATGTAATTTCTGTTCAGCCAATACGGAGTTTGTATGGCTTGATCAATTCGAAACGCACGAAGGTTTCAGAGTATTTCAATGCCTCAAGTGTTGTGCTGTTGGAACGAAAAACCTAGCCGAACAAACCGATACACAAGAGCCTGTAAGTCGATGCTCTAAATGTGGATCATGGATGTTTGCAGAAATGGAGTGCCATACATGTGCGATTCTCATGATGAGTTAACACACCAAATAGATTGGGCTTATCAGAATGAATTGCGTAAGCAATGGCTACTGGATAATCCTGATGCACAATACATAGGATGGATGTCTATATGAACGCCACGCCGTCTGACCTGCGGTTATGCCGAACGATTTGGAAGCGTATGCTACCCTTAAACGCAAATTCGCTTTCAGAGCGAAAGGGCGATCTGCGAAGCAGAAAGATCGCAAGGTTTGGTTTGGTGATATCTCTGTTCATAGTCTTGAACATAAGCCTTTTACAAAATGATTCCGTTGCTAAATCTTGGTCTGTAAATACATTAAAACAATATGCTTTCATAGAGCTTAATCATTCATTTACTGAGTTCTATTGTTTAGATGAGTTATGGCATAAAGAGAGTAGATGGAACTACAAAGCTAAAAACCCTAAGTCAAGTGCATTTGGTATTCCACAGATATTAGGGCTTAAAGAAAAGAATCCTATTAAACAGATTGATAGAGGATTGGCTTATATTAAACACAGGTATGATGAACCTTGTAAAGCATTACAACATCATAAGATTAAGGGTTGGTATTAATGAGTAAGTCAGCTCTAAGATCGACTGGATCAACTAGGCATTGGAGATCTATTCGCAGTAGGGTATTAAGACGGGATCAGTTCATCTGTCAATACTGTAATCAAGAAGCAACTACTGTGGATCATGTAATACCAAGGCGGTTGGGTGGTCTTGATAGTGATGATAATTTAGTTGCATCATGCAGCAGATGTAATTTATCTAAGGGTGGGCGGTTTTTTGTGAGCGATAGGACACCACCGACCCCCCGTTCCTTTTCTAACCCACAAAACACCTCGATCGCCCACGCTCAGACTGAATCGCTTTGATTAATTTACAAAC